CTTCATTTTCCGATTTATATTCCTGATATAAATAGTTAATGGTAAGCGTCAGTATGATGACGGAAGCTATTTTCAGCCATTGACGAATAATTTTGGGAATTCGTTTGGTGGAAATGCAGTTATTTGTAGTTTGGTCATCATGCACCATGAGGGCATCGAACAATTTACGCTCTTTGTAAAAAATGCGCTTGTTCTCTTCGGATGCTTCCATCCATGCTCTTATGTCCATGCCTTCTTGTATAGAAGTAGTTCCGGCAAAAAAACGATGTAGTTTCTCTTTTTCCATTTTATTGCATTCTTTTATGCTTCTATATAAACAGCACTTCAGAATGGAAAATTCCTAGTGGCATTTCATAAAAAAATAGAGAAAGAGTGGAAAATAATCTTTTAAGTTAGTCTGAAGCATCTTTAATGCCTTGTTTATATGGAAATCTACTCCTTTGGGGGTGATATTCATGAGAACTGCAATTTCCTTATAGGATTTGTTTTCGTATCGGCTCAACATGAAGATAGTACGGGTTTTTTCGGGCATGTCGGTGAGGGTTTGTTGGACGAGTTCTTGAATTTCGGAAATAAAAAGCTCATAAGGTTCGCATGCTTGTAAAGTGGCGATCCGGGTATTCAGTTCCCATTCATAGTAATCTTTTATTTTATCCGAGTATTCTTCATGAATTTGCTGATGACGCAGATAATTCAGGCATTTGTTTTTTATAATTGTTAAGATATAGGCTGGAATATTGGAATCTTCGCTTAAGGATTGCCTGTTTTCCCAATAATACATCATCGCCTCAATAGTAATATCTTCTGCTGTGGTTAAATCTCTGACATAAGTATTGGCGAAGCGTACAAAACGTCTTTGAAACTCCTTGTAGAGTTGGTTAAAAGAGGTAATGTCTTCTTTATAGTGCTTTATCTGGATGGGGTCGGTCATCTTATGCGTCGTTTGATTCATGATTAGTACAAAAATACATTTTTTTTATTAGTACTACAATTTTTCGAATGTGAAACGTATGAATCACCTGTAAAAATATGGAGAGTGTAGGGGGATATGCTTATTTTGTATCAG